TTTCCCTCTTATCTGACTTGATGTCCCTCGATTGCGAAGCACTGATGTTGTCGTTAAGTCCCCTTTGAGTATTTGATCGTTTTCTTATATGCCTATAAAACCGTTACAATCCTACCAATTTTATAGTTTTTGCTCAAACTTTAAATGAGCTATCCTTATTTGTTATGAGTCACGAGAATCTCGATACAGGTGCACAAGTTGCGTCTGATTCTTCCTTAAACAAAAGTGTTCTTGTCGCTTCCACTTCTTCTGAAGCTACTAACTCTCCTCCTGATATGACTACACAAGAAAGTTTAAACACAGAGTCACAAGTTGATTCTCTTTCTTTATCATCAGCATTCCCTACCATCAGACGTCGTTCATCATCAGACGTTTCTGAGTCATCTGGCGAATGGGACTCCTCTGAGCCCGATTTGCCTTTCCGATCCTCTAACACATTCCCCTCTCTCTCTCAAGCTCCTCCCCCAAGTTCTTGGACGCCTCCCACATCGCTCTTAGACATGCCTGGTGTTTCTGCCCATATCAACAACATGGGTCGCATCAACTCGTATTTGGAGCGAGTTTACCTTTATGTCCCTGATGACCAGCTTGCTTGTACCCTTCTTCGCGAATGGTGTCAAGCTAAAGCTATTTTTCTTCATAACATTATTGAGGAGAATAAGTTTGTGGACTCTGTAACTTCCGCAGATAAGCGTTATCTCGCTTTAATGGATAAGGGCGCCTATCGCTTTCACGACAACTCTCGACCAAAGAAATTGCGTAAGCGTAAGGTTGCTTTTAAGAAACTCATCGCCCCACCGATGCCTTTCTCCTCTAAGAGTGACGCTGCTCCACTCTCCAATCCTTCAACAACGTCGTCTCCTGGAACGTCAGGAGCGAATTTGGGCTCTAGCGGTCCATCTACATCCCCCGATAGACCTCGACCTTCTTTATCAGTGGTTCGAGACTCAAGGACCTATATCCAGGCTGCAGGACTTGAGGGAACTGGCAAACTTCCCCCCCCCTTACATGTTTCACACCCACGGCGTAGCCCCGAGTACGATGCCGCTAGAGACGATTTACGTAAGTGGGGAGGGAAGTGGTCGCATCATAATGAAGGAGCTGGACGCCGAGTATGGACTTTTCACCCAGGAACCACTTCGATCACACCTCGCGGAGTTACATCAGTCCACCCAGGCTATAGCGAGGGAAACCACGTTAAGGAATTATCTCCTCGAGAACTATCCGCGATCGGTCGGCTTCCTTATTCGAAACGTTCCCAGCTTCTGGAGGTTATACGGCTTTTTGAGAGTGTCTCAAAGGGAGACAAGAAGAGTAAGCTTGTTCTTGTTGCGAACGGTGCTCTTTCCCATCTTTCGGAATTTTCCGTTCGGCCTAATCCTGTGTCTCATCGTGAGCTTATCAATAATGCTAACGTATACGTTGTCCCTCGCGCACCTTTACACATCACCCGTCCTGAAACCCTTGTTTTTGACCTTCTCGCTTCCCCCAAGAGATACCCGTTTAGAGGTGTTCTCTTCCATGATCTCAGCGAACTTCTTTCCGTATGTCGCTTTGTTAACCCGGCAGACACCGCCGTTGCAAGGCTACTGTTTTCCACTTACGATCATCCTTCTGTCACTCTTGACGACCGTCTCTACTTGCTTAAAGATGTTTTTGTTAGTGCGACAAACAAGCTTGATCATTCTGGAACTAGGTCAGTGTTTCTTGATTATGACTCTATGCCTACTCATCATACGCGATTTGGAAATGACGGAAATATTGCAATTGACGCTTCTTCGACGAGTTTGTCCAGGTTTGAGGCCTTGGCATTACGAATTCCAATGTTTGCTATGGGCGAGTCTGACCGTATCCTTCGGCGTTTATCTCGCAGGTGCTTACGAAAGTTCGAACTTCACACCCGAAAGATTGCATCATGTTCAGCAGATGACATCGCATTTCATGACAAAGGTAGATCTCCATCACCCCTTAATCGCCAACGAGATGTTGAAGAGGCAGATCTTTCCTCGAGTAATGTCCCCGGCGAAGTGCCCGACGTATTTTCATCTAGAACATTAGAGGGTGGCGTTCCTTCCCGATTGTCTCCTTCTGATGCGTTAGAGGGTGAATTTTCTGGAGACGAACACTCCTCTCCGGATTTTCTTACACACGTCGCCGAGTACGCTCCGATTCTCGCACGCGTGTTAGCATCCCTAGTGTTGTTTCGTCAAGTGAAAACTTGGTCGGGATGGCTCGCTCTAGCCACTCTCCTAGTGTCTCAACTGAACATGCCCAAAGACCTGTCAGCTTACATGCTGAAGATGATCTCTGGTGCTCGTTCTTCCTTCACCTTCGAGGGTTCTTTTTCTTCTGCATTGGGATCGAGTGATCTTGCCGCTGCCGCCCTTGACATAGTCTCTTCTTTCTCTCTTTTCGGCGTCTTGTACTCTTTCGGTCTTCCTGCTGGAGAGTCTGAGATTAAGAAATGGATTGCTCGATTCTCGGGCGCTCTTAAGAAAGAGCCAGGTAAAGGGTCTCCTGTCGACATATTCACGGATAAGGTTATGAATCTCATCTCTATTGCTGGGTCAAAGATCCAAGTTGCCATTGAGACGAGAGACTTCAGCGCTCTGTTCGGAGACACGCCTTCTTTTCCAACATGGGTAGTGTGGGTGGAGTCTATTGTGTTTGACGAGTCGATTCGCTTCGACCCTGGCAGACCTCGTATGGAGTCCACTTTTCACGCTCAGAAGATGGCCGGATATTACCCTCCCTCAGTGACTGCTCCACTAGATGTCCCCGGGCGAATCAAGGTTGTTCTAGAGTTGATTGAGATTGGCGATCGCGTCGCAAAAATGGCACCAAAGGATCCGCAGACGTCTTGGACCATTAAGAATCGCCTTGAGCTTCTTCGTAACACAGAGAGGTCTCTCACTCACCAGCTCGCAAATTCGAGTTACCGTGTTGTTCCATACGGGATATTCATTTTTGGCGAGCCTGGAGTTGGTAAAACCACTCTTGTTCAGAAGATTCACAAAGCGATCGGCTCGTCCTTGGATCTTCTCGCTGATGCTACAACTCTCTATCGTCTTGAGAATTTGGCTAATTTCCACGACTCCTTTAATAACAGCATGTGGGGTCTTTTCTGTGACGACATTGATCAGAGTATGGCTCCTATTTCTGCCCAAGTTCTCACCCATCCAGAGCTAATCAATAGGTTAATCAACTCTGCTCCGTACCCAATGGAGAAGGCTGATTTATCTCAAAAAGGAGCTTTTTGGGCGAATTTTTTGGCTGCCTATTACACCACCAATTACTTCAATGCCAACTTGGTCAAGAAAACTGAGAATCCTCTTCAGTTCTGGCGTCGCTTGCCATTGCGTATTGAGATGGAGGTTAAGCCTGAATTTCGCCTCGATAATTCCATGGGTCTAGATGTCAACAAAATCAAAGGAAAGCCACCTTGCACGAGGTTCTTTAACTTTAAAATTCGAGAGTACATCGGATCAATGGATCGTTCAAACACCAACAATGCTCCCTATCGTACCTTTTTAGAGACTGATGATGAGACCGTTCTCATTAGGTGTGTTATCGCTCGTTTTACAGCACATTACACTGAGCAACGTGCTCTCCTAGCTCGTCAAGCTGTAGCCGAGAAGAGTGTTGAGAATTGCCCTTACTGTTTTCAATCTCGTGAGTTTCACCTTGGCGGCGAGTTTTGCACTTCAGCTCGATACGAGGGTGGGGTTTTCGAAACTGGTTTGTACTTTGCAGGGCTGTTCGCTATTTCAAGATTTCTTCTCCCGCAAATCAATTCCGTTCTCATGAACAAAACCTATCAGTATTCACTTATGCTTAGGCTTGTTTACATGTTGGGATGGTCAGCTTTTTTGCTTGGATGTGTTGACACTTTCTTTGGATCATTCTCTCAATGGTTGGAACGTCAATCCTCTATCTTGACGTCTCACCTCAAGACCTTTCATTCTCACTCTGTTAGACACCTTGAAGTTATTCGACAGTCTTCTATCTACTCGCGCTTAACTTCTCCGGGAGTTCTTCGCTTCCTTTCTTTCTTAGCTCTAGGACTACCAGCCGCGTACGCGGCTTGGAAGATGTTGCTGCATGAGGAGAAGGATGAAGAAGGGAAAGTTTCCGTTGATGTGGCGCCAGTTTTGTCTACTAAGAAGGATGATTGGGTTCGAGTTCCTCCCAATCGATGGGTTATGCCTTATTCTATATCTCCCAAAAAGACGCATACCATCGAGGAACTCACTAAGGTTGTCCAGAGGAGATTAGTGCGTCTTAAACGTGGCGAAGTTGAACTCAATGGATTGCTTATTGCGGGAGGTGTCGTTATCTTCCCTAAGCATCTGCTTGTTGGCCTTGACATTAACGTGCGCGACGTCAATTCTGGACCCACTGATTTCTGGGTTTGGAGTGGAGTTGCCCCACATGGGAAATGGATCCACATTGATCTGGTTGAAAAGGATTGCCATTATGTTAAGGACAGGGATTTGGTGGTTGCTCGCTTGATTGAGGTTCCTTTCTTTAAAGACAACTGGGATCTTATTGCTGAGATCCCGGCAACTAGCCTCACACATACCCCAACGAGGCCAGATCGTGCTATGATGGTGTTTCCGGATCGAGTCGAGGAGTCCTCATCGCGCCTCTTGCCCGTCCAAACCTACATGAGTGACAAACCATCATCTAAGGGTGCTTGGCAAGGTTCTTTTTCAACTGCTCCCGGTGATTGTGGTCTTCCCGTCCTGGCCGTATTTGGCAGTTTCTTTCACCTTGTCGGGTTACACGGAGTTAAGGCTAAACACAGCATTTTTGGGCAGGTGATGAACGAGTGGACATTTGCTGAGGAGCTTGTCCTCAATGAATTGAGAGGACACATTCTTGATATCCAAGCTCGTTTAGGTTCTTCTTTTGAGGTAGTTGTCGACCCGAAATCTGTGGATCCTCTTCTTGATGTGATGACTTTTCACGAGCTTCCTAGAAAATCATCTCTCGGAGTCGCGCTCTCTGTTGAATCCTCGTTTCAAGGACTTGTTCTCGGAGAATGTGATCAGAAGCTCCCTGGTTCCTCAATGAAGAGTAGAGTCAAGCCTAATCCTTTCCGAAAGAACTCGATGGTTGTGAGTTGCACCAGCGTTCTTTTCGATGAAGGTGATGGCTTTGCACCTCCGATATTTTCAGGGCGAATGGTTGGCGACAGCTGGCTCGATCCACATGTTCGTTCCTTGAAAACTTACAACAATTCTCCAGGATCCTCAGCATTGTGGAATGCTGCTGTATTTGATTATCTGAATGGGATTGAGTTAATTTCAGGCTTTTCAAGCCTTGTCCCGCTAACTCCTTACGGGGCCTTGATTGGCGTTGACTCAACATCACTTGGATCTTTTAACCTCCAGACGTCTGCCGGGCTCCCCTTCTTTGGGAATAAGTTGTCCTGTGTTTATGTTGACAGAGAAGGTCCTGTTCCAAACGTGTATCTGAATCCTACCTTGATATCACAGATGGACCGTATTCTCGCTGTTGTTGACAATGGGGACATCTACTCACCCATTGCCACTCATTGTCTGAAGGACGAAGTTGTCACGAATAAGAAGAACGATCTTGGGAAGGTGAGAGTTTTCAATATCATGTCTTTTGGTTTTAACTTACTTCTCAAGAGATATGTTGCTCCTCTTGTCTCTGTTTTCCGTGACAACCCGCTCTTCTTCGAGTCTGCGATTGGTTTGAATATTGCTGGGCATGAGCATGCAAAGATGATTTACGGCCACCTCGCTCACTTTCCAAACTGGATGGCTTCAGACGCTTCCAACTTCGATACTACTGCGTCTACTCAGGAACTTTACTATAGTTGTGTTGTTGTCCTTGCCATGGCTAAGCAGACGTCCTATTCCCCTACTGACTTGAAAAGACTCTGGGGTCTTCTCATGAGTTCGATTCATGTAACTCACTTGATCAAGAGGGATGTGTTTTTCGTCAACTACACGCTGGCTTCAGGGTATTGGATCACTCTTTTCCTCAACTGCGTCCGCAACTCCCTGCAGGCGCGCTATGCTTTTTATGCGTTGCGCCCCTCAGATGAAATGAGGCAGTTTAGAGAATTGTGTCACCAATTCGTTCTCGGTGATGACAACATTGCAACTGTTCATGGTGAGGCTCCTTGGTATAATCAGGTTTCCGTTGCTGAGGTCCTCAAGGACGTTGGGTCTGTTCGATCCTCCTCCACCAAGGCGCCTATCTTCAAAGCGTACGAGGACGAGGATGAGGTGACGTTTCTCAAGCGTTCCCCTAGATTGGTTGAAGGGCGCCGTGTCTGGGCCATCGAAGAGAAAACGCTATGGCGCATGCTCAATTTTAGAGTCGTGTCCACTCTCTCTGAGTTTGATCATTGTTGCGTCATCCTAACCACGATTCTTGCTGAGGCATGGATGTATGGTCGCAAACGCTATGCGTTTTTTAAGAGTTTAGTTGAGTCTCTTGCAGAAGAAAACAACTTGTCCGGCCCATTACTCTTTTTCCCCGAGTTTGATTCATATCTCGAACGATATGATGCTGGAACACTTTTGGTGTGGGATCCCCTCTTTTTCGATTATGACTAGCGTTTCTCCTCTTGATTCATCGGCCCCAGTGCCGATTAACGCTCAATCGTCCGTGGCAGCGGTGCCTAATACCGCCGTATCAGTTAAAAATGAGACTGATCTCACCGTTCTCGGTTCTACGCAGAATGAGACGGCTGGCGTTTACCAACCTCGCGATGTTTTCCTTACTGACGTGTTGTTGTATCGTACTACGATTTCGTCGTCTGACGGCTCTGGCCCGCTTGGGGCATACCCTGCCTATGTCTGGACGGACTATCTCACCAAGCCACTCATCTCCGGTCGAACCACAGGTTTCACTTATCTCCATGCTGATCTTGAGCTCACAATTTTGCTTAATTGTCCTGGTTCTTCGGTTGGAGCTTACGTCGTTACTTTCGTACCTGATGGGGGCGCTGTTGCAACCCCGTTCGCCTATGGTAGTTACAGCAATACCGACTCAGACTTGATTTGGAACAGTACTCAAACCCCTCATGTTATCCTCAATTGTGAGTCTCAAGCTTCAGCGACAGTGCACCTGCCTTTTCTTTGGCCACAGAACGCTATCGACCTCACGACTGCTGAGAATCCGATTTACATGTGGCGAATGGTAGTTTACGCTCTTTCGCCTCTCAATTCCACGATCACAACCACTCCTATCTCCGGTTCGATTGTTGTTTATTGTCGGATGGGTGGCGATTACAAGCTTGAGACACGTCAATACGAGTCTGGGGTGGCGAAAGCTTTTTCAAAGTCCGCTGCTGCCCTTAGTGGTGTTCCTGCAATTGGAAGTTTTGCCAAGGCTGCCTCTTCCGGTTTAGCTAAGGTATCTTCTATCATGGACATGTTTGGGTTCACGAGGGAGTCAGCTCCGGAAACTCCAGGTGAAGTTGTTCTTCGCCCCTTCTCGAACCTTGCGGTTGTTGATGGTTCTGACACTTCTCATCCTATAGCCTTGTCTTCAGCCAACACCGTGACGATCGATGGTAGTGTTGTCGGAACTGGGTCTGTCGACGAAATGGCATTTGATTACTTGTTTCAGCATTGGACGGTTGTCAAAACATTCAACATTTCCACATCAGACGTCGTGGGCACGGTAATGGAGATTCCGGTTACCCCTTTCCTAGGACAAGTTGACGGTCTAGAAATCAACTTTAACCAGTGGAATTTTGCGGTCCCAGGATATGTTGGTCTTCCTTTTCAGTATTGGAGCGGAGCTGTTGAGTTTCGAGTTTACATTCCTAGCTCAACAAACTTACAAGGTCGCTTGCAGGTTTTCTGGAATCCCATCACAGGAACTCCCATGGTGCCCGGTGTTGATCCTACGGTTTATCTTGAGGGAACTATGATTGATCTTGCTGGCTCTACCGATACAACTATTCGAGTTAACATGTCTCCTCCAAACCCTGTCCGAGAATGTTTTCCTTACAATGTTACGGATTTAGCAATCTCTGCCAATCCGTCTTCGTGTAATGGAAAACTGGTGTTCTATCTCACGCAGCCTCTCAATTCTCCATTAGCATCTTTTAGCCTTCCTGTTATTATTATGATGCGTGGCTCGCCGACTCTACGGTTTCATCAACCGCGGAATATGCTTATCAACAGGCCTTTCGGTCAAGCAGTTTCTTATGCGCTTGAAGGCAAGGATGATTCTAATGTGGATGACAGATTGGTGGAGTTCTCTAAAGGAACGACGCAAAACTTGTCTGACGTGTATTTCGGAGAACAGGTTGAGTCTGTTCGAGCTCTCATGCAAAAGTTTAGCGTGTACACCAACATACATCTTGAGCAAACTGGTGCTCCGATTTTCGAAGGTCGTCCCCCAATTGTTTTACTCCCGATGCCTCCGATTGCCCCCGCGCCTCTTGGTACCGATATGATCTACGCTTTTCCAGATCAGTCTACTATCCAACATGCTTCGTATAACACGTCAAGTATGCCTGTCACCAATTCCATTTCTCCGATGTGGACTTGGCAAGCACACTACTCTCTCATGTACGCTGGAGTGAGAGGTTCCACGAGGGTAAAGCTGGTCCCCATGGCAGTTGAGGCCGCTGCGACTACTCAATCTGCTCTCTTTACTGGGACTGCTTCTTTGAGCGACATGCAACAGGTTAATTATCTCAACAGTCTTGCGTCAGCTGATCCCTTGTTTAGATGGAATCATCCTCTTGGAGTTGGTGTAGGCGGTTTGTTGACGCATTTCGATTACACAATGGTGAAGACTGGAGAGATGAGCAGCGAGGTTACAATCCCATTCTACTCTCCCTATAAGTTCGTTAATGCTCGTACCATGCGTTACAACCCAACTGGTTTGAACATTACAAGCCCTACCCCTTTTTCTGCGGCTGGCTTGTTTGTTTCCTTAGCTCCGTTGGGTAGCACTAATAGGGTTGTTGAGTGCACTGTCCTCGTTGCTGGTGGTAGCGATTACCACGGAATCCGTTTTCGACGCGTTCCGAAAGTCGTGATTGCCTCGTTTTTCGAGGTCTAGTATTGTGTGCGTGATACCGATGTCTCTCGGTTTGTAAGAGAACAATGATGTGAGTTTTGTCCCTGTAGAAGGGTTCTCCATATCATTGAGCGCTGGGCAGCGCTATAATAAGTTCCCGC